ATGTTGCTGACTACAGTGAATACTATACTGTTTACTATAAGGATAAGGTAGAGACATATACGAATGCTGGCACTGGTGAATTGTATTTACTTGAGGTGCATAGAAATGTAACTGGCTTACCTACCTGCTACAAGAATGATAATGAGTTAGATAAGAACTTTGGTCGTAGTGATTTAGATGATTACATTAACATCTTAGATAACATGGAAGACATTCTGAGTAAGTATGCAGATAGTTTCTATAAGCACCACAATCCAATTCCAGTTGTGATTGGTCAACAGTTAAAGGGTGAGGGATTACCAGAACATGTTGTTGGTGGTGGTATTAACTTAGATGATGGTGCTGACTTTAAGATGGTTACTAACCAATTGGATTATAAGTCATTTGATACAATCTATAAGACATTGAAGCAAGCATTGTTAGATGTAAGTAGTACACCAGCAGTTAGTATGAATAATACTGATGTAAGTAATCTAAGTGAAGTTAGTATGAAGTTATTATTCCAGTTGGCTGATATTAAGGCAGGAATGAATGAGAGATTTGTACGTGAAGGTATGGAAGAACGCTTTGATAAGATATATGACCTCTTAGGCAGGTTAGGTAAGAGTATTGATGAAGAAGTATATGAGACATTAGATGTGTCGTTCCAGTATTCTAGACCTACTAATGAGAAAGATATTATTGATAATGTAAAAGAGTTAAGAGAGATTGGTAGTATCAGTATTGAAAGTGTACTTGAGAACAGCCCTTATACGAAGGACGTACAGCAAGAGATGGAGCGTTTGCAACAAGAGGGCAATCCTAGTGGGAGCAATGTTGGAGTAGAGGATGATGGTACAGTTGGTGAGTGATTAAATTGTTGGGAAATATTCGGGAAATAATTGGATTTGTGTGAAGTGAGGGTGTAGGGAAATGTGGGTGGGGTTTGGTTGGGTGTATAACCCCCTACCACACTCACTTCGTGTGTGTCAGAAATGGCGTTTCTGGCTTTTGCTTTTCAATCCTAGTGTAATAGTTCGTGGAAAAGGTAAAATCTCTCAGAATGGCTCTATTTGACTCTCAGAGGGTGCTGTCAAAAGTACCGCTTCTGATAAAACTTTTTTCAACGCAAAAAGTTGCGTTTTGGGACATTTTTTCCTATAACCAGATTTTGGATTCCATATAATTACAATTTTCATGGATTTATATATATCCACAATTATATATAAACTGTTCCCCTTTATGTTTGTATTTTTTTTCAACGTGAGAAGTTGCGTTTCTGGACATTTTTGTATATATTTAGTTTTTTTAAACGTGGAAAGTTGCGTTTCTGGAGATTGCTTTTTTCATAAATGTGGAAATTGCTTTTCTAATTATAAACTTTTTAAACGTGGAAAGTTGCGTTTCTGACTATTTTTTCTATATTCCTAATAAATATTATGTATATTTTTCAATAAATTGTATAAAATTATAGCAAAATACGAACATTTTGTGGAAAAATTGCTAAAACGTTCGTGTTTAGGGGTGCGATACCCCAAACATACGTTCTGGGGCTTAGTAATACCCCCTTACACACACCCAAAAAAATAGAAAACTACCAATTACCATCAACCCAGCCATTCCCTACATGAACCAATCACACCCAGCCATTACCTAACTCATCAGTCATTATTTCCCAACTAATCACATTATTTCCCAAACACAACTCATCACAAACATTCACATAAACAACTGAATCACCATCACAAATATACAAGGAGATGATAGCATGACAAACTTACAACGTCTGCAATTAGAAATACAAGGAATTGAATTATCACAAAACGAATCAGCCATCTATTTAGAAGAAAGTGGACTCAAACCACATGACGAATACAACGCTCAATCTAAACAAGCAAAACGTGCAATCTTAGAAACAGCACTATCTATCTTAGAATCACTGTCCAATAACCCAACTCTAATGAAAGATTACAAACAAGATGATATGACCATTAGTGCATTTCATGAGAATTTACTTGCTCGTATTGACCAATTAGAATCAAAAATTAGACGTATGCCAGTCAATGATAGTCAGAACGACAGCAACTTCTTTATGTTATTCAAAGGTCAAAGCGAATAGGAGATGATACAATGAAATTAAATATATTTACACCACGTAAAGATGACTTTCAGAATATGTTAGATTACATGGGCAAGGACATTCTATTAAACAATGAACCAGCCAGAGCAGTTATTACTAAACATATAGACAATGTATACAATGTATCTACATTCGTACAATTAAAACGTGGAGACCATATTGTATATGAAGGAAATGATTTCTACATCACTGATAATCCTTCAATTCAACAGTATGAATCCTATAAAGCAAAGATGACAAATGCAGAACATGATTTATACTTTAACCTGTCTGAATACGACAGTGGCACTGGCTACACTTCATTCAGAGTGTTACAATTACCTTCTATTGTAGATGTAACAACTGCCTTACAATTGGATGGTAGTTCTATGTTAATGCAAACTGGACATATAACAGTAATTATCCAAGATAATGAACTAACCAGAGAAATTGCAGACAGTTTAGGTGGACTGAATGAACATAGAGTACGAATTGGTGGAAAATCATACACCTATGAGGGATTTGACTTTGTTGATATTGGCTTAGTCCACATCACTGTAAAAACTGCTTCTTCTTATCCAGATAGTACCTATGACATCAGTTGGCAAGATGACCCATCTGCATGGAATGGTGAAGTTGTTACTATGTATCAAGGACAGCCAGCACCAGACCCAAACCCAGAGCCAGAACCACCATTAGGAACAACTGATGTAGGAACAGTCACAATTGTTGTATATGACGAAACATCAGAAGGCAGTGCAAATGGAGCGATTGAAATTGACTTTGAACCAGATGTCAATGCTGTTGACCATTACAAAGTTGAACTCTATGACTCTACTGAAACATTAGTTGAAACAAAAAATGTACCACATGATGAAGTTGCTACTACTATATCTGTTACTTTTAGTGGATTGGGTGTAGACACTTATTCTGTAAACATCTACTCATATAATGGAACAGATTATCTTGAGCCACATATTAAAACAGGTTTAACTGTATCAACTTCAAGTGGTGGCTGGGGATAATTAACAATTAATATTGGGAGTGACCTTAATTGGTTGCTCCCATTTTTTGTCGTTATGACAGATTTGTATGAATTTATACAATTTTGTCATAATCCACTGACAGATTTGTATGAATTTCTACAAAATTGACATAGTAAAGAGAAGAAAATAGAGTAAATAAATAAATAAACCTACAATTTAAACAAAACTTTATAACAAACTTTATAACAAACATTCTATAACCAATTAATATTGACTAATATTTTCAGAGTCATACTAAAAGAATCCAATTCAATGTTGTCAGAACGCTCTCAGACGAAATTAGAAAATTAATCTAAACCAATCATCTATCTCATTTCCAAATATCACAGTCATAAATTTAACTTTAAACCAGTAATTCATTGTTGATTTCCACTTCTGTCTCTGTTATAATAAAAGAAACAAAACAAGGGGAGAGTGATGGTTTATGTTAGCAATAGAATTAAGAATGGTTGATGGATACTTTGACAAAGACACTTTTGTAATGAAAGGTTTAAACGGTCATGCTTTAGAAGGTAGATACAAAGCAAAAGGACTACGCTCTATGGCACGTTTAATAGGTTCAGACCCAATAACACTTATAATAGATAAATACAATAGAATACGTATTCCTGTTGATTTAAACAATAGGTATAAATTAGAATTAAATATGATTGCAGACGAGTTAGAAAACTTAGAGTGGTAAAATAGCCACTCTATTTTTTTGTCCATAAGTTTATGACAAATTTGTATGAATTTATACAAAAATGACATTATGTTGTGACAAATTTGTATAAATTCATACAAGAATGTCATAGTAAAGAGAAGAAAATAGAGTAAATAAATAAATAAACAGCAAGTCACAACTAACATTCAAACAACATTCAAAAACTTTTTACAAAAAATTTACAAAAAATGCTCAAAATAATTTGACCAAAAATAATATTTATGTTATACTTAGTATATAGTTAAAAAACGTCACACATAACAACTAAGTGTGATGGTTTATACTAAAATAAAAATTGGGGGCTAAATTAATGGAAGATGTTAAATTCAAAGAAGAAATCATTGAGTTTCAGTTAGGAAATAGCAGTCAAATCATTGACACTATCATTGACAGGTTAGACACTGATTTGTTAAAATTAAGAGAACAAGAAATTGGTAACAAAATAACAGTCAATAGTAATGACCCAGTTGACTTTGTTGCTTATAGAATCAAAGCAATGATGGAGAAGTTTATGAAAGGTGCTAGGAGCGAGAGGGCAGGAAATATGTCTGAACTAATTGAATTAAATGAAGTTGCAGAACAAGTAAGAGATTATTTAAACCTTCCTCATCGTTACAGTGGTTATACTCAAGACCTAAAAGATAACTGGAAGGACGTTAGTGATTGGTTAAAAAATACATCATATCCACCAGAAGAATTGTGGTCACTAATTGAACACTTTGATAGTTTAGATGTAAAAGTAGATAAAGCAAGAGAACAAATCAAAGAGTATTTAATGCCATTTGTAATCGAAGCGTTAGAATATGCTTTAACTAAAGTAGATGTCTCCAGAAGCATTAAAGAGGTCGTTAAATACATTAACAGGGCTTGGGCAACTAAGTATTGGAACTTACAAATGAAAGAACAGGGAGTCACCAGAAAGACGATTAACGGTATTGTAACATATGTGTCTAAACATGAACGTTGGGACTCACCAGAGCATATGATATTAGGAGATGTTGAAGTCAAGAGATTTACTTTCACTGAAGAGAATGTAGAAAGATTCTTCAACAAAAATCAGAAACAAATGGTCAGAGATATAATTACAATCATTAATAATGACATTACTAATGACTACAGAGATGATTATACAGTCCTTGCTGATGGTTTAATTACATTAAATAAAAGAGCATTTGCTAAACGATTTGGTCTAAATGAAAGTAACTTTAAACATAAGTTAAAACGAATACAAGACAGAATAGTCAAAGCAGAAGAGATATTAAAGCAAGAGTTTAAACTAAACTTAGACAAATATTTGGAAGAATTACGCAAGCAAGATGAGATTGACCGTCAAAATAATAGTGGAAGTAAATGGATTCATTCTCCATTTTAAAAACGTCACACTACTGGATATAATTTCTTATATATATGTAGGGATGAAAAATTAGTTATTTATAACAATTTTAAATTCTTATGCAATTACTAATCAACTGCTAATTTCATTTATTACATTTTTCTTCTTAAATGAAGACAAGGGTGGTGAGTACCTCCTACTTACTGCCCTATTTTTTTCTTTGATTACGATTAAAAAAAATGAATAGAAATAAACAAATTTGAAAGGAGTGATTTGATTGGCAGAAATTAATCAAGATGGATACCAGTCAATTAGAGATTTTGTTCAAGCAAATTGGACATACATTGAACTTCGTGATGACACAAATACAGCAATCTTACGTCTAGACCCAACAGATTCAAGAGTATCTTTTACTCATGTTGCAGGTTCTCAAACGTTAGAATTGCAAATCGTTGTTAGTGGTTCTGATACTGAAGTAACATTACCACAAACATTTGCTTCATCTGCAATTTATGATGTTGCTAGTGGTGGCACAGCATACTCAGAAGAATCTTTCACAGCATTTACAATGGAAGGAACAAGTGACCAATTGACTGTCAAACACCAAATTCAAGTTCCACAGGTGGTATAAGGGGTGATGACAAATGGTTCTCTATGTTTCAACACCACAAGATTTAGATAATATAAGAAATAATTTATCTGAATCATATGAACTATCAAATGATATTGATATGTCATCATTTGGTGACTTTACACCAATAGGCGATAGTACAACAAATTTTACAGGTCAACTTAATGGAAATGGATTTAGAATAAAAAATCTTACTATTAACACAAGTGATTTATATGCTGGTTTATTTGGTTTTACTGAAGGCGCAACCATATTAGATGTAGGTTTAACAGACATAAATCTCAATACAACAAGCCACTATGCAGGTGCATTAGTAGGTCGTACTAACAGGTCAATAATTAAAGGATGTTATGCCACTGGTAACATAACTGGACTGTCTGGTACTAGCCAATACCTTGGTGGACTCATAGGAGCAATTTATAGTGGTACAATTAGAGATTTATATTCTCATGTCAACATCACTGACGTAAGACAAGGATGTGGTGGATTTGCTGGTAGAGCAGGTACTTTTGTTGGTGATGAGTTAGATTTTAGAAACTGTTATTCAACTGGAAGTATTACTAATGCTACAGGTTCTAATGGTGGATTTTTAGGATTTGGTTCTTCTGATATTACAGTAAACTGTTATTGGGATACAGAATCAAGTGGAATGCCTACATCAGAAGGTGGTGCAACAGGTAAAACTACTGCACAAATGAAAACCGCTTCTACCTATGTTGGTTGGAGTAGTACAATTTGGTCATTACAAGATGGTCAATATCCAACTCTACAAGCATTTGGAGAAGAAATTGTACCTATTATAGAAGATAGAAACATAGTATCTTATTCAAACAGCATTGAGTCCAATTTAATGCTAGATAAAATAGCGACTATAAAAAGAGTTGCTACTATCAAAGAGTTTTCAGCAGACATACAGAAAACAATTAAGTCAGTTAAAGTAGGAACAACATTTGTCAAGGATATTGTTTCTGGTGTAAGTAGGTCAGTACAAATTATTAAAGTAGGCGAAAAAGAAGTCACATCCTATATCTTACCTATTACAAGTGATGTAGAAACTTTAAGAAGACAAGTAAAAATAATGACTGAAACAGTAACATCTCATGTAAATGATGTTGTCAGTGACGTATACAAGGAAATGAAATCACTTAGACATGCACTCTCATTCATTGATTTGATTGTAGGACGGTCAATAACACCTAACCTTAGACCAAATGAAATCAATGCTATTGTTAATCATATTGAAAATGGTACATTGTCTGAGTATTTAAACAGTAAATATAACTTGTCTATTTATGAGAACTTATCAGATGAAAATGATATGCAAAACATGTCAAATGTAAATGTTCTTTTAAATAAAACAATTGTGGAGGTGAGGGATTAGATGGCTTTTGTAGGAGATACAGTTCGTTTAAAAGTTAAATTTAGAACATTTAATGGAAATGCGGTAGACCCACTAGACGTTAATTTAAGAGTATTAGATGGCGATAACTATCAAGAAGTTGAAACTGTTGCTATTACTAATGATAATAAAGTTGATGTTGGTGTTTATGAATATGATTATGTTATTCCTTATGGTGAATCAGATACATTGATTTACGAGTTCTCTGGAACACATAATAACAAGCCAATCCTTTCAAGAGGTAGGTTTGACAGAGATTTTATTTAATATAAGGGGGTGTTCATGAATGCAAGGGTTTGAAATTCCCTTAGAAATGGTTATATCACAAGGTGTATTCGCTGTCTTATTCGTGTGGCTATTCTTTGAAACTAGGAAAGAATCAAAAAGTAGAGAGGATAAGTTAATGAGACACTTAGAGAAGACAGCAGATAGAGAAGACAGATTAATAAGACATCTAGAAAAGACATCAAATACTCTCGAAACGCTTGGCAAATCATTAGACAGAATTAGTGTTAGGATTGACCATATAGATGATAGGTTATATAGTTTTGAAGAGCAGATTAAATCAAAACAAGGAGGATGATTAAATGGAAGATAATACACAAGTAGAAGATAATCAACAAGTAGAAGATAATGAACAGGTAGATAAAACACAAGTAGATGATACTAATGCTGAAACAAAAGAAGATAATGTTGAGGACAACCAAAAAGATGAAGTAAAAACTTATACGCAAGAAGAGGTTGATGAATTACTCAAACAATATCAAGAGCCAGAAGTTGATGAGAAAGAGAAAGAACTTCAAGATAGAGCCAGTAAACTTTGGGAGAAAGAGAAATCATACGAACTCAAAGAGAATGGACTTGAAGATTTTGCAGAGTTCTTTGTTGTTGATACTGATGACTCAGAGGGTTTAAAGAAACAAATTAGTAAGTTTAAAGAGATTATTGGCAAGCGTGAGTTAGATGGTGGATTCGTACCAGATGACCACAAGAGTACTGACAAGTATTCGTTGGCAGAAAAGAATAAAGATACAGTAAATATGATTGGCTCTAAACTATCCAATCTGTTTAAATAACAAATATTAAAATACAAGAGGAGATTGATAATATGTTAGACACAACTAAATTAACTACACAAGAAAATATTTCATTGGCAAAGGAAATTGGAATTGTCGCACCAATTGACACTCCACTCGCAACACTATTAATTGGTAATGGTCGTGTGAAGCAATCAACTGCTAAGATTCACACTTGGAGAGAGAAAGCACTTGACTTTACAGAAGATGTTTCTGTTGCAGAAGGTGCTGAAGCAACTAACTTTGCAGAAGGTACTCGTTCTGAACTTAACAACGTAATGGAAATCTTCATGAAATCTGCTAAGGTTTCTGGAACTGCACAAGCAACTGGTGAGGTTGGAGATTTATTCTCAAGTGAAATCAATGACCGCTTGGCTGAATTGAAAGTAAACATTGAGAAGCGTTTAATCAATGGTACTAAAGATAATGGTGAAGTTTCTGGTATTCGTAAAATGGGTGGTATTGCAGAATACGTACACGCTGACAACCAAGTTTCTGGTGAAGTAACTGAAGCAAATGTTAAAGCACTTGCTCGTAAATTGTGGGAACAAGGTTCTGGTGCTTCAGAAGTTTACGTACTTGTAAATGCTGACATTAAAGAACAAATTGATGAAATCTACAAAGACCGTTACAACTATGTTGCTAAGACAAATGAGTTTGGATTAGTTGTTCAAACAATTGATACTAACTATGGTCGTTTAAACTTTGTTCTTGACCGTCATGTGCCAGCAGACAAGATGTTTGCATTTGACTTAAACGCACTAAGCGTTGCTTACCTACGTCAACCAGAGTTTGAATTACTTGGTAAAACTGGTGACTCAGTTGCAGGTCAAGTTGTTTCTGAAGCAACTCTAGAAGTCCTTTCACCTAAAGCAGTTGCAGAATTTACTGCTGTTCCTGCTGGTGTATAATAGATAACAATTAAATAGGGTAGTGAAAATCTACCCTATTTTTTTATTAATTCTCACTCAAAAAAGTTAATGAACGAATAGAGGTGGCTAAATTAAATGAATGAGAAGGATATATTCATAATGAAACGTAGGAAATGTAAAGTAAGATTAGTCGATATTGCTAAATACATTGGTTGTAGCCCATCATTGCTATCAAGATATGAAAATGATGATTGTAAAATGATAGATGAGAAGATTGATAAATACAGAAATTATATAAATGAAAAATGCGAAGGCAGGTGAAATATGTGAATGGATTTATAACTTGATACTCTCTTTTTACCAATGGGAGTAAAAGGAGAGCATTACATTAACAAAAGATTCAAATAATTAGTTTTATTATTGGTACAGAGTGGAAGGTTAATCTTTCACGATTAGTATGATTAAAGACATAAGAAGTAAGTTCCCAGATTGGGTAAATGATAATAACGTAGGCAAATATACAATATGTATGAGTGATGATTTAGATAGTTTATTGGGTTCTAAAGTATTAGAACAGATTAAAGGGTATAAGACCAATTACTTCTATTCATTTGATGAGTTGTATGTAGATGATGAAAACAATGATAAGGTTGCTATTGGAGTCGATATTGCTTTAATGAAAGGCAAGATTTGGGACAATCATGTTACAATGTTGTCAAGAAGAGACAGCATTAACCCACAGTCAGCAAACTTAAATGCCATATTAAAAATAAGTAGAGACAACTATACAGATAAGTATGCTGGCTCTACATTACTTCAAATATGGAGTTACTACAACTTACCTTTACCCACCACAGACGAAGGTAAGATGATATTACTTGTAATTGATAGTTCCTATAAAGGTCATTATATCAGAAGTTTTAAAGAAACGCAAAACAAATATCTTAGAATGTTAGAATTTGATGAATTGATTGAGTTGCAAGATAAATATACTCAAAGAGATTTTCAAAAGATTACTAAGAAATACAACTTAAATGGAAAGATTGAATTAATTGATGGTAAGTTAGAAACAGCCATTAAATTAGAAGAAGTTGGAAAGATATTAGGAATTGATTTAACCTTACCAAAAGGACAGTTTAAATTAAAGCGTAAGTTTAAAAGTAACAAGAGTAATTTAACTAAAGGGAGCAAGACAAAGAAGAATAACATATTCTCACTGGCTTTAACTGGTCAAAATTTTGTGTGCTACTCAACTAAACAAGGAGATGATTGTAAATGAACAGAGAGTATTACTACTGCTACTCAACAAATCTATTTAAGTTTTTACGATTAGAGAAGGGATTTAGATACATTTGTTCTGGACTAAATGAAAAGACATTACGTAAGTTCTGGCAGTTTGAACGTACAGAAGAACTAGGTGAAGCATTAGTTGAGTACAAAGAGATTGGAAATGAACTGAAGAAATAAGTTGAGATTGATAAATTAATTATACTGATAAATTAAAGGAAGGAATGATGTTAGATGAATGATGAGCAAGTAATTGGTGAGGTGCAACAAGTAAATATATTTGATAATAGTTATGTGAGAATACCTATGATGACGTTAGCATATGAGTCAGATTTCTATTTGACTGATGATGAGTTTGTAGTATTCTATGAGATTGGATTCCATGCAAGTGCAAGGAACATGATGATAACTAGAACAACTGTTGATATGTTGGCTTGTAGATTAGATTGGGAAGAGAAAAATAAATCAAGAGGTAAGACAAGAATCAAGAAGGCAATCGAAGGATTGGTTGCTAAGAAGTATATTGTTGTCCATTGTGATGATGAAAAGATTAAAAACAACTCTTATCTAACTATTGAAACAATAGTCAAGAAGACAGGCAATGTTTATGGTGAGAGCATTAAATCTGGTTCAAGTGTATTTTCTGGCTACACAGAAGTAAGAGAAGACATAACGGAACTTGCTCGTAAGGATATGAAGAATGTTGGTCAAAGATTAAAGGTATTGGTTCATATCAAATGGAGAGAGAAGATTAATTACACTATTTCATATAATGAGTGGAAAAATGTACTTAATATAAGTGAGAGAACAGCCATTCGCTTGATTACAGAGATGATTGAAGATGGAGCAATCTATTGCCAGAGTGGTAAATATTACACAACAGAAGATGGGCAAGTCAGACAAGAACGAAATAAGTATAGCACAGAAGTGTCAAAAAAGGAAGATAAAGAATATGAAATGGGTATCGTTGCTCAAGAAAAGAAAAGTAGAGCAGTGACTAACTTACTTGAAAAAACATCTGACATTAGAATGTGGACAAGAATGAACATATTTGATAGAGGTATGGACTTAGGTGAAGAGGATATGGAAATCTATTTAACAACTGATTGTGATGTTGTTAGACGTGAAGCAGATAAACGTTTTAATGAAATCAAAAGCAAAAGTGTCAAAGGGAGAATGATGATTGATGATTGGGAAATGAGAGCAAGAATGAAAATGAGTGATGGTGTTGATGAGCATGATGATGAGCCACCACTTATTGATGAGATAATTAAAGCAGAAGAACAGAAAGAAAAGAAAGATACATCATGTATTAATAAGCCAGCACCACAAGTAGATACAAGTTGGGCTGATGATGAAGATGTGGAGTATGAAGATTATAGTCATGAAACTCCACTACAGAAGATGAAAAGATTGAAAGAACAAGAAGTTAATCAAATAAGGAGTTGGGATTAAATGAATATATCACAAGCATTAAAACAAATTAGTTGGGACAGAGCAGAATACTTTAAGTATAAATTCCCAGAGAGTAAGTTTGATAAGACACTGCCACAAAAGACAGAAGAAGAGTTTTTGAGTACAGTTGGTAAAAAAACAATGAACCCATACTATCGTTGGGAAAAGACATCAGAATACAAGGCATTAGTTTCTATTCTGTTACAGTCAAGAGTTGCTGATGATTTACAAGATATTTACAATGCAGTCAGTGACAATGCTAGAACTGGTGATGAGAAGGCAGTCAAACTATTCTTACAATTAACCAAAGAGATTGATAACTTAGCGAAGTCAGCACAAGCAGTAGTTGACAATGAAAAGGGAAATAAAGAAGAAGATGATGATTTGATACTTTAATAAGAGGTGATTGTGAATGGCAAGAATGACTAAGGAGCAGAAGTTAAAGAGGATAAATGAAAGTCCAGAACTCTGGTTAAAGAACTTTGTGAAGATAGTAAACAATGATGGTGATTTTGTACCATTCCAGATAAATGAACAGCAGAAAATGTTTGTTGATGAGATGGAGAAATTTAACATTATCTCAAAAGCAAGACAGATTGGATTCAGTACACTATCATTAGGTTTATGTCTATATTATGCTTGTCGTTATCCAAATACAAACTACATGTTAGTTTCATATAAATCAGAGTCAAGTACATCATTGTTTGAGAAGATTAAACAGATGTATGACTCTTTGCCAGTAGACAAATATGATTTTCCAGAGGTAAAACGTAGCAATAGAAATGAGTTCTTACTAAGTAATGGCAGTCGAATACAGAGTTCTGTTGCTGGAACAAAAGATATTGGTCGAGGTAGTACCTATCAATATATCTTATTGTCAGAGTATGCTTTCTATCAGAACCAAGAGAAAGTAATCCTGTCAGCAGAACAGGCATTAGCAAAGAATGATAGTAGTAGGATTGTAATTGAAACAACATCAAACGGATTTAACCACTATCAGAAAATCTTTATGAATGCTTATAAGGGTAACTCAAAGTACAAAGCATTCTTCTTCCCTTTCTATTCCAGTGCATATAGAAAACAATTTAAACATGAATATGACCAAGCAGAAGCGTGGGTTAGAGAGTGGAACTCTGGAATGAGATTGCAAGAAAAGGATTTAATGCCAGAGGAAAGGATATTGTTTGACGCTGGTGCTAACTTAAAACAAATAATGTGGAGACAGTGGAAGTTGTTGGATATGAGTATTCAAGAGTTCTATCAAGAGTTTCCATCTAATCCAATGGAGTCGTTTATTTCAAGTGGATTCAGTGTATTTGACCAAAGTAAGGTGTTGGATAGAATACAGGGAGTTGCAAAGGAATTACCAAGACAAGAAGTGGAACAAGCGTTGCCAGAGATGTTGCATAAGTATGTTGGTAAGAATTTATTTATCTATCAACTACCTAAGAGAACAGAACGATACTATGGTGGAGTCGATACATCAAGTGGTAGTGGTGCTGACTTTAGTACAATGAGCATTGTTGACAGTGAAGGTAATCAAGTCCTTAGTTTCTATCATAACAAATTGCCAGTTTATAAGTTTGCTGAAGTGGTAGATATGTTGGGTAAATATTATGGTTACGCTTTCTTAGTAATTGAACGTAACTCTTATGGACTACCAATGATAGAACGATTAAGAAAAGAATATGAATATATGAACTTATATAAACAGAAAGTATTCAATCAACATAATGGTAAGAAACAAATGAAGTTAGGTTGGCAGACAACAGCAGTAACAAAGAGTGTCATGATTTCTGATTTCAAAGAGAACTTTGAGATGGGAATGATTTTGATAAATTGTAAAGAGACATTAACACAAATGCAAATCTTTGTTGAGAACGATGGTAAGCAAGGAAATAAGAAAGGCGAGGGCAATCATGATGACTTAGTAATCTCATTTTCATTAGCAGTCCAAGCCATGAAAGCAAATAAATGGTACGTATAAAAAGAAAGGAAGTGTTTGAATGGATATTCAAGAATACATTAAACGAACTTATGAAGGTGATGAGTTTTGGTTTAAAGAAGAGATTGGAATGCCTTATCATCATCAACGAGTGAGTGACATTCTAGATAAGAAGAATTATTTAAGTGGTCAGCATAAGATTTTAAATAGACCAGTTGAAAAGTATAATGGTATGACATATACACCAAGAAAGATTGTGTTACAATATAGTAAGACGATTCTTAACTTTCAAACTAATTACCTTATGAAAAATCCAGTCAACTTAACTGGGAATGAGGAAGTTGTAAATGAGTTTAAACGAGTATATAAGAAAGGTAAATTTAATCAGATTGACTTTGATATACTCAATGACTTAGTTAAGTATGGTAACGCTTATGAATATGTATATGTTGAAGATGGTAAGATTAAAAGTAAGTTGATTGCACCAGAGGATTCATATCCAGTATATAACTATAAGAATGAACTGATTGCGTTTATTGAATACTATGTTGCTGACTACAGTGAATACTATACTGTTTACTATAAGGATAAGGTAGAGACATATACGAATGCTGGCACTGGTGAATTGTATTTACTTGAGGTGCATAGAAATGTAACTGGCTTACCTA